ACTGGTAGTCGCTCGCCGCACCGGCAGTCGACACAGATCGCCACAGCACGTTCACCCCGCTAACCGAGATGACGACGTTGACCGGGCCGGATCCGTCGGCATCGCCGCCGACAAAGGTCCCCGTGGTTCCCGGATCGCCGATGAGACTCCCCTTGATCGAGTCGATGCTGTAGGGGTAGCCGTCGTTATCGAAGTAGGGGTCGAACCACGGATCGTTGACCGCGAGTTGACCCAGCTTGTGCGCCCCGATGTCGCCGCCAGCCTTTGCTGCGACTGGGAGCACGTTTCCAGCCGGGACGTAGCCCGCGATCTCGTGGGCGGCCTCCATCGCCGCTTGGTCGTCGGCGTAGGTCTGTGGGTTCTTCAGCGGGAGGATCACACCGACCTGCGCGGCCGACGCCCACCCGACGAACGCATCGTAGTCGCCGATGTGTTCGAGCCCAGCGCGGGTGTCGGCGAGGTGGGCTCGGTTGATGCCCTGGACCGCGAGCTCGTCGAGGCCACTCCAGTCGACGTGGGAGTAGGTGAGCGTCGCGCTCGTTCCATCGCCGGTGGAGATCTCGCCGGTCGCCGTGTTGATCGCGACCTCTCCCGCATCGGGAGTGGTGACCGGATCGTCGGCCACATAGACGACATCACGGGTGTCAGCCGTGACGCCAGCGTTGCCGAGGATGGGCGTGTTTGCGACGGTCGAGCCGTCGTCGACGGTCTCGTCGGCTACCTCTGTCTCTTCGAGGACGATGACGTACCATGCGTCAGCCCCCATCTCGGCAACGTTCTGGGATGCCGTGTGGACATCCGAGCCGTCGCCGTAATCGTCTTGTACTTCAGAAGCACTCTGATAGCGGTTGACCTCACCGAATGCAGCTCCAGGAGGCGACGACGTCGCCGTCCCGATTACCGCAGCGTCGGTAAAGGTCTCCTGTGGGAGTGCTCCGAGCTCTGCTGATACGTCTATCGTTACTGGTGAAACAGTCATGATGTGTCGTCTTCGTGATTAGTTGCTTGTCGAATCGGCGCTGTAGTCCGCACTCTCGGCCGTCGGGTAGTCGGTGACAAATCGCTCAGCGTGATGCAGTCGGACGGTCCACGTATAGCGGTATGTCCGCTCGACACGCGACGGCGTCGGGGAGGCGGTGGTTTCCGGTCGGATCGGCCGCTCGCCATTCGGGCCCTCGGAGTTGATGTCGAGATCATCCTCGATTGCCCGCCAAAGAACCCGGGTAAGGTTACTGGCCCGGACCTGCGGTGGGACTCCGTTGTCGTCGTGGCTCGCACGGACTGCGACAGTTACTGACAGGTCGTCGGAGACTTCCTGAACCTCGGTCTCGGTCAGCCCCGCTTCGCCAGCAGGGTTGTCGACCGCATCGAGGTTGTTTGCTGGCTGGCGTTCTGGGCGTGGATCGTTCTGCGAGTCCCACCCAAACACGAGCGCCGGGTAGTCCGGTGAGCCGCCCGCATCATCCCCGGTGTTGTCTCCGCCTGACCAGTGGACGTCCAAGTCGTAGTCGTAAACCGAGCCATCGTACCCGATGGAGATCGCGGTCGTCGGGAGTTCGGCCTCGAGGCGATCCTCTTCAGCAGTAGTCAGCATCAGTCTATCCCCGCACCTTCGAGTCTGGTGTCGATTTCGGTGGCGATTAGCTCTGGGCCGAGTTTCTCAGCAAGCTTCCCAGCGGGCCCGAACAGTGGTCGACGTGGGATCCCGGCTTCAGGAGCGCCAAACTCGTGGTGGCGAGCGAAGTTTTTCGTCGTCCCGATCACGCCAGCAGGCGCATTAAGATCGACAGTCGATGTGACCTCGATATCAGCTTTATATTCGGCAGTGTCGACCAACGCCCGTGGGTCAGTTGTTCGAGTCTGTCGTGACGCCAAAGTAGCGTCCGTGACGAGCGGCCACGGATTTCCGAGAGCGTCTTTGCCTTCACGCATATTCTGCGTGGTTGCTTCGAGGACCTCCGAATGGAGTTCGGCGATCCCTGCAGCGAGCCCACTTTCTATAGCGTCACGTGCTTCATCGAAGTTATTCTCGTCGTCGACCACGTCAGACGACCTCCAGAACCCCTTCGTCAATTGCCTCGTCGACACGGCGGGATCGACGAACCGTCCGGACCTCATCGGCGTCATCGAACCAGAGGCCACCAGCGTACCGCTGATCGGCTGGCGTGACTACCACCAGCTCACGCTTGAGCGGCTTGTAGACGGTCTTCCGGTTCTTATTCTCGCGTTCGAACTCGATGAACTGCTTCAGTTTCTCGCCGTCGAAGTCTCGAACTGCAGTCAGCGTTTCGTCTCGGTTGAGGTCCTCGTAGTTATCGATCATGGTAGGTCTACCTCCGTATCGAGATCGCACTCCAGGACAGCGAAGCCGTGGTTCTGCGTGCGGTCGGCCTCGATCACGCGGTAGGCCTTCCCGAACTGGACGATGACAGACGCTCCTTCGCCGCCACCATCGCGGAGCCCCTCTTCGAGCAGACCGGCATCAACGAGGTACACCTGATCGGCGTCGACTTCGACACCGAACGTCCCGTAGGAAACTGACTTCCCACCGGGATCGGGGATCGCGTCGACTGTCCGCGGTGACTCGGCTGTCTGGGCCCACGGCTGCCCACGCGAGTTCTCCTCACCGGCTTGCTCGAAAATGTAGAGGTCGACGGCGACACCAGCCCGCCGCAGCGCCCGCCGCGCCGCGAAGCGACTCATGCTGTCACCGACCAGAAGTCATCGCCATCGGGACCGAGCGTCCCGGTCGTATCGTACTGGATCACCTGCTGGCCGTGTGTAGTTGCCTTGAGACCCTCTTGTGAGAGGGCACCAGCATAGGTGAACGACACCGGGCCGATCTTTTCTTTCTCAACCTGACGCTCCTCCTCGACGAGGAACTTGATAAAGTGGCGTGTCAGTTCACGCTCTATCTTCGCCAGGCGTCGTTCCGAGATCCCGTTTCCTTTGAGCCGCTCGTCGACTTCCATGTTGGCGTCGTCGAGCCACTCCAGGACTTCCTCATTCGCAAGGCCTGTTTCGAAGCCGCCACCGAGGACGTCGTCGACGCTCGTCCGGTACTCGGAGTCGTCGACTGCCATTCGTTAGGCCTCTCGACGGTCATCAAGTGCGGTCAGGACGCTATCACGCGGGCCGTTCTCGCGTTCCTCTTCGGCGTCTTCGGTCGCATCCAGCTGGCCGTCGACGGCTCCCGACTCGATCATGTCGATCGCCCAGCGCCAGTCGTCAGAGTTGGCGATCTCCTCGGGAGTCACCTCGGATTCGCCGTCTGCATCAGGTTCAGATGCAGGCTCGTCGGCTGGCTCCGAATCATCATCGCCGTCCGTCTGGTCAGGCTCGGACTCACCGCTGGAGTCGGGGTCAGACGCCTCCGAAGTGGAGTCTGCATCCTCTTCGTCGACCCGCTCCCAGCCGCCGGAACGATGGTCGAGATACTCTTCGACTTCCTCCTCTGGGACGTCGTAGATCCCCGGTCCTTCAGCGCGGAACCCACGCTTACCGTCGAAGTAGGTTCGCTCTCGTGTCCATTTGAGTTCAGGCATGGGAGATCACACGTCGTTGATGACGACCCAGTGCTCTGGGAGCATGATGTGGAAGCCGATATCCTGGAACGCTTTGAGCCACGTGACACGTGGGTCCTGAGACATCCACGTCTGGGTCCCGAACCCGCGGTCGTTGTCGACGGCGAAGCCGCCGGACGTCGACGGTGCGTCGGGCTCGTCGAACTCGCCCATGTTGTCGCCGTACCACGCGAGGAACGCCGACTCGACACCGGGCCGCCCGATGATGATGTTGCGGCGCTGCTCGCCAGCGACCGGGTCGTACGGTTCGAGGACGTTGTCCATCGCGGCGTTGTCGACGTCGTTGACGATGTTCCCGTCCGAGTCGAGGAAGTTCCCGTTGGCGTCCTCTCGTGGGAGCTTCACCTTCACGACCTGGATGTTCGGGATCTCCTCGTCGACGAGGCGACGAACCTGCCCGCCGGTCAGGCCGCGCACCTCGACGCCCGAGAAGCGACCCTTCATATCCTCGTTGTTCTTGATGTCGTGCCAGATCGACGGCGTCACGAGGGCCGTCGGCTCGCCCGACACCATTGCGTTCATGTACGTCTGGTCAGCCTCCGAGAGCAGGTACGAGGCGTACGAGAACATCTCGTACGGAGTCGACTGGGCTCGGTCGCTGAACTTGTAGTCCGGGTTGAGGACGTTGCTTGCCGGGATGTCTGGGTGAATCGAGTCCCCATCTGTCCCGAGGAAGCCGTCGACGCTGTGGGTCGCCTGGAACGCGACCTTATTACGGGTCAGGAACAGCGACGCCCGAAGCTGGTTTGCCCCCCACCGGTACAGCGAGAGGATCTGCTGGTCGGAGTTCAGCTTTGCGTCCGTTTCCTTCTCTGGTGCGATCTTCTCCTTGAAGGAGTACGTCGAGATGTCCTTCTCGTTGATGTCGCCCAGTGCCGAGATCGGCGACTCGGCTGCCCGGTCGACTTCGGACATCGCGGCGATCGCCCCGCCGATGGTGAAGTAGCTCTCTTCGGGAGCGTCCAGGTTGACCGCCGGGAAGAGGCCGTTTGCATCGGCCACTCCGTCCTCCTGCATCTGCTCCATCTGGTCGATGTCCTGGACGATCTCCTCGCGGAGGGTCTTCGGACTCAGCAGTCCCGCCTTCTTGAATTTGAGTTCTGGCATGAATTAGATCACCTACTTGTACCGCAGAACGGCCACCTTCTCCGCCGTCGCCGCCGTCGCGCGAGTGCCGGTTGCGAAGACACGACCGTACTGCATATCGACCGTGTCACCACCTGCACCGTCGTACGCGCGAGCCCCATCGGATGTGAGCACGACGATGTCGTTGACCGAGAGGTTCTCCCCGGCGCTCTCGTCGTACCAGTCGATGGGCCCCTTTGCGAGGAACGTCGACTGGCCAGCGACTTCGCCAGCAGCGACGTCCGCCTCGTCATCGAGGTGGTTGTCGTGTAGCAGTCCGCCGACAGCGTCCCCGTCCGTCTCGACGAGCTGGACTTGTGTCTTCCCGCCATCCTCGCCTGCGATCTCGACCGGGTCACCGCGGCCCGGTAGTGCACCCGACGAGTCAGCGACGACCTCGACGTCGACCTTTTCACCCGGTTCGTAGAGTCGGACTTCTCCAGACGTCATGATCAGTCACCTCCACGGACCGCATCGCGGAGTTCACTCTCGGTGTCGTACTCTGTGGCGTCGACGTCGTACTCCTGACGGAGGAACTCGACTTCAGACACGTCGGCGCTGTTGACCTCCAACCGTTCCGAAGCGGTCAGGACGCCACCGGCCAGCTGCTCTGCCCGGTCGAGATCCTCGGTGCTCGGGGTCGAGTCGTCACCTTCGCCACCCTCGCCGCGGGGGCTGGGCGTGCCAGCCAGTTGCTCACGGACGACTTCGACAGGGCTCTGGTCGTCTTCATCAGTCCAGCCAGCGTCCTCCGCGAGCATCTCGACAAGCTCGCCTGCTTCGAAGCGGTCCGCGATCTTGTCTGCCGAGAGCTTCGAGTCTTCGGCTGCGAGGTCGGCGAGCATCTCAACGAGCGGCTCGACTTCCTCCTCGAGGTCGTCTCGCTCTTCGCGGAGTTGCTCGACCTTCTCTTCGTAGTCGTCGATCTGTTCCTCTTTGTCTGCGAGCTGCTCCTGGAGATCCTCAGTCTCGTTTTCGAGCTGGTTACGCTCGGTGCGGATCTCCGCGAGCTGCTCCTGTAGGTCGTCGTTGTTGTTTCCCATATGTGTGGAACTACCGTTGGTTCCCGTACCGGATTCCGCCGGTTCGTCGGATGTCTGTTCAGAACCACCAGCCTCACCCAGACCTTCCCAGGCGACGTCGTCGATCCAGTCGTACGACTCGTGGACCTCGAAGGGAGTGTCCTCGAGTGCGTCGACTATCTCGTCGTTCAGCGAGTCGAGCGAGTCGACCGCCTCCCGGTCGACCGTCGCCTGGAGTTCAGGGTTAGTGTTCGTCGAGGAGCGTGTGGCCGAGATGCCCTCAATCGCTTCGAGGTTTTCGACCGCCTCGTCGAGGAACTCATCGCCAAACATCTCGCCGTAGGCGTTGAAGTTCAGCGTGAACAACTGCGCCAGCTGTTCGGCCGCCTCGGCCCGAGCGTTGAACCCCAGAGCCTCTGCCATCGCTGGCTCGATCGTCGCGCTCGGAGACGCTCCGTTATCGAGAAGCGTGATGTAGGGGACGTCGATGATCTTCTCGACAGGGTAGGCCCCGAGTTCCTCATCGTACTCGCCCAGTTTCCGGAACATATCCGGACTGACGTCAATCAGTCCGTGTTCGACGAGCTGGGCGAGATGGTCATCCAGGAGATCGGCGTCGTCGGAGACCGGGCCGACGCCGTCCTCATACCGGAAGTTGTCGACCGAGCCGACGATGTTGTCCGGATCGGCTTGGTCAAGCATCCCCTTGTGGCCGTCATCGGGGCGACCTTTCAGGATCTTCGCGCCATCGAAAGCCCCATCTTCGACGCCTTGCCGCAGTGCTTCTGGGCCCCAGTAGGTCTTTTTCCCAGACCCACCGGTGGTGGTATCTCCCTCTCCAATCGGGATGACCCGAGCGGAGTAGGTATCAGTGTCATCTGAATCCTCGTCGAGGCGGGCGAAGCCGCCGCCCTCAGCGAGGCGTTCGTACTGTTCTGGATCTGGAGTCATAGGTAGGTCAGCTCACAAACGCACTCTCCAGGAGTCGAACCTGGATCCCACAGTAGGAGGCCAGCGAGTGCAACCGCAACCGCCTGAAAAAGTCGGACCGCGCTACGAACCGTCAGTCTTCCGTCGTGGTTTGAATCGGCCAGTTCTTTCGTCCCACAGGATATAGGTTGTGATGGGTTCTTTAGCCATTTTACGACGCAGAACTACTCACAACAGATCGTGTCACGCATCTGCAACGTGGATGGAATGGAGGGCCCTTCTTCCGGGCTTCTTCTGGAGTCAGCTGCCGACCGTCCCACGGTGAGCAGATCTCACAGACGTGGTTGTCGCCAGCAGTCGAGACCTCCGACATCACTTCGAGATCCGCATCCGAGCCGAGGAGACGCTCTGCTTCTGAGATGGATGCCTCGTTGTGAGAGTACATCACTTCAGTCCTCGCGAGCGTCGTGGCTCGTGTCCGACCGATGGAGTCGACGCGATCAGCAAGTCGGGAGGCTATCTCACCGGGACCGACGCCTTCGGCCATGCCCTCGGCCAACTCCCGGGAGATCTCCCGGGCGACGTCGTCGGTGATCCCGCGGAGGGCCTCGAAGTTGCGCTGGTAGAGTAGGGACAGACGGTCTTGGTGGATGGGCCGTTCAAACGCCTGACTGGCGTCGACGCCATCCGAGGCCTCATCCATCCAGCCGTGCTGATTGCGGATACCCCGCTCATAGGCTTTCCTGACGTACGTATTCCCGTCGCGACTGATGACATCCAGGACGCCCTCTTCCTGCTGGGTCCGGAGCCACTCCATGAAGATCTCGTGCTTCTTGGCATCTTGCTCGAAGGCGTAGTCTCGACCTTGGAGATCTTCTGGATCGAAGTCAGCTAACTGCTCTACGAGATCGCGGGCCGCTTCGTATCGCTCCTCACCAAGGAGCTCGTAGTACTCCTCAGGGACGTCGACCGCGGCCTGTCCTGAGAGCAAGTCGGATAGCGAGATCCCGCCACCGTCGTCACCTTTGAGCTCAAGAACGTCACGCTCCCCGATCCCACGACGGATCTCTGCACGGATATCCGCGAACCGGCCGCGGAGTTTCTGTGCGTACTGCCGTTGGATCGTCGTCGTTTTCGATGGGTCGTTGGCGTGAGGATCGCCGTCGCCGGTGGTGGGTCGGGCGTAGTCACCCGCCAGCTGCTCGACGTGCGGGGAGAGGTGGCGATGGTCACAGCCATGATCGCCAGCGGCGAGACGCTCACCCCAGTCCGACAACTGCGCCGTCGACTCCGCGACCGTGTCCGGGCCGACGACGTCGACGAACTGATCGGCGGTCTCGGTCGAGCTCATGTGCTTTCACCATCGTCGCTCTCTTCGCTTTCTTCACCCCCGTCGTCCTCTTCGGCACCCTCACCGCCAGGCATCATTTCAGGTGTGTCCTGCTCGTCGGGGAGTTCGAGCGGATCAGACTCCCATTCGTGCCGATCCCGAAGCTTCTCGAGGTCGAAGCCAGCGAGCTCGGCGAACGCACCGGGTGGCATATACATATCCGCCCCACTCTCAGCGAACTGTGAGAACGCCTCCATCAGCGCTGTGAGATTCTCCGCCGGGAAGCCTTCTCGCCGCAGCGGGTTCTCGTCCTGCTGCGGTTCAATGCTGAAGTGTACCGACCCGCGGTACCGATCACTGCTGGCCAGTTCGTCCGCTTTCTCTTCCAGGACCGGCGTGAATTTGCGCTCGATGTACCGCCGCTCATGGTCGACCCGCTCGTTGTCTTTCTCGATCTGCGGGTCGACGACGAACTGGTTCAGGTCATCGGCATACGCAATCTGGTACTTCCCGACCGGCATCACCGAGAAGATCTGTTCGATATCGTCTCTGACTGCGTCGCTGATGTCGGGAACCGTCCCTTCCTCGACCTGGACCTCGACCGTGTGTGGCACGAAGTCGACCCGACCAGCGAAAGAGTCCTTGTCGCCGCCACGGTCGGCCTCCTCATCGTCATCGGGACCGTAGCTACTGGAGACGTCACCCTCATTGTGTGCTTCGGCGTATTCTTCGGCCTCTGCCTGAGTCCAGTTTTCGGAGCTGTAGATACGATGGGCGTATCCCGTTTGCCGAACCGAGAAGTCCCGATCCTCAAGCTTCTGGACCAACGCATCGATCCGATCTCGGCAGGCGTCGAAGACAGAGGTTCCCCAGACCTCGCCGTCATCAGCGTCGTAGGTGAGTTTGATGATGTCGTCGACCGTGAATGGGATCGGATCTTTGTCGCCATACCGGAGGAGGTCCTCGTCGTACTGGTTGTACGCTGCCGCCTCTCCATCTTCCGTAACTGGGTGGTCGGCGTCGACGTCGTCGTCTGGCTGGATGAGAACGGTCTGATCTTCTCGGGTATAGATCTGGAACGTTGCCGGATCCAGCGACATCAGCGCTGCCATCGCATCGGGATCTTCTTCGGTCCCGACCTTCTCGATCAGGGCCGTCCCCTTGCCTCGGCGCTTCGAAGGCAGCGATCCGAGTAGCGTTGCGAGATCGTGGCCCATCTCGCCAGCATGGATCACACAGTTAGACGCCCAGAGCTTCAGCGCCTCCTCCATCTCTTCGTCACGCTCACCGTCGACGTCCTCGACACGGATGCGGTACCCGGGCTCCGTGACTGCGAGGTCGAAGCTCTTCAGCGGTGCCCGAGTGAGTGCGAATTCGTTGTAGTACTTGTTCCAGTACTTGCGGATCTTGTCCGGCGGTGCACTCGGTTCCGACCGGACAGCTGCGTTCGAACCGAAACCTGCGGTCGTCCGGTACCCGAGGATTCCAGGAACCGAGCCAGCGTCTTCCTCGGATGTCGGGACTCGGTGTTCACCACGTGGCGCAGGGTCGCCCTCCGCCAGCTGCTCTACGTCCTCCGCCGACGTGTCAGATGATTCGCTACTCATGGTTAGTGTGTAATCAGCCAGCCCTCGCCGCTGTGGTCCTCGAAGTACGTCTCGTCCGAGGCCGCCCATGCGGCGATCATCGCTGCCTCCAGGTAGTCCGGGGAAGCCGCATCGAGCCGCTCTTTGATGTCGTCTTTCGACGAAAGCGAATAGACCTGCTCGCCCTCTTCACCACGGCTCCCGATGAACTTCTCGTCGTATTCGAGCTCACGAGCGCCGGCCAACATCTCCTTTCGAAGCGTCCGGTCGAGGATGATACCGCCGTCCTCGAGCCAGTCGCCCAGTGCGGCCATCCCTTCGGCCCACTTGTCTTCGAAGTCGACCGACTGGCACGCGACTGAGTTCGTGACGAACTGCCCGACGTCGGGAAACTCTTCGAGAAGGTTGTCGTGAACCGCTTCCCCCGAGCCGATGAAGTCTACCGCGATCGGGTGGCGTTGCATATCTTCAAGCTCCCGGGCGATCGAGTCGCTCTGGTCGGTGTGGTTCGTTCCGCGCTCCGCGTAGTGGATGACCATCACGTTCCGGTGGATCGTCGCCGCGACGGTCCGGTCCGAACTCCGGGCAACGTCGACGCCCGTTGCGGTCGCCGGCGGTAGGGTGACGTCGCCGTGGTCGAGTTCCTCCTGGTAGAGTTCGCCCCGATCCCAGGCGCCGTTGACGTCGGCGACTCCGTAGGGCCGGTTGACGCTCGCCCCCGCTGGCGGCATGATCCCGGCACGTCTCTTGAACCACCGTTTTGAGAGGTTCGGCTCGAAGCCGGGGTTCCGAGCGAGATCGTCATCGTCGACGAAAACGTAGTTACCATCCTCGTCGATACGTGGGGCAGACATCCGGAGCGCCTGCCGGTAGCCCGGCCAGTCACTCCCGTTGAACTCGACCCAGTCGTCTTTGAGCTTCGAGATGTCGGCGATGCCATCGACCTTCTTGTCGTCGACGCGGTCGGTGTCGATCTGGACGTTGTGTGAGTCGAACGTCGAAAAGCGAACGACCTCCCAGTTGGGGTGGTCGTCCATCAAGGGGTAGATCGAGTTGGTCTCGTCTTCAGGAGGGTTGGCGATGGCGATCAGTCGGTCCCGATCGTCACTCGCGAGCGACCGCATCGCCTCGATGACGTCCTCGTCGACCGCCGACTTGTCGGCCTCCTCGATGATGGCCAGCGTGTAGGCCGCGTGGACTCCCTCCAGCTCGCCAGCATCTCGTGGCGAGCTCGCCTCGAAGAAGTGTTCGGGGTCGTCCTCGAACTCGATGCGCTCCGGTCGACTCTTGTACTCTCCTGGAAGCGGGATACGGGCCCCGCCGTGGAGCGACTCGACTGGCTTGCAGTAGGTCCGCTTCATCTTCCGCTCGGTCCCCGACGTCGCAAACGACACAGCCGGGTACCGGCAGAGCAGCCAGACGATGGTGATCGCGGCGAGGATGTAGCTCTTCCCGAGGGAGTTCGCACTGACCACGAGGACCTGATGGTTCTGGGCGACCGCCCTGCAGATCTTCCGTTGGGCGATCCCGAGTCGCAGACCGAGGTAGTCCTCGATCGCGTCTTCGATCCACGTCTCGTCACCGGCGTCGGCCCGCTGTGCGTAGTGGGCCGGTGGCTTCGGTGCGTCGACCGCCGATGTACTGGAACTGGAAGACCCAGCGGCTCCGAGTCGGTTAGCCTTCGACATCGTCCTCGTGGTAACCTTTTAAGTTGCCCATGAAGGCGGATTCGAGACCGTCGTGGTTGAGGTCGACTTCCTCGTTCGGGAAGATCCCGGCCTTGTCGCAGATAGACTCGTATCGACGAAGGAAGCGTTCGTCACCGGTGACGCGAAACTTCTCGATGGCGACCTGTGCCATCAGCCGAGCCTGCTTTTTCGCACCCTCTGGGGTATCCGTGAGTTCAAAACCTTCCTCGATCCGCTCCTTCCCAGAGTCGCCGACGAAGCCCTCCAGGAACTTCTCTGAGTATGCGCCGTGATCGGCTGCATTCGTGTTGTCTTCAGGCGCACCACCAGAGTTCCCCTCGGCGTTGGTGTTGCCTTCTGGAGCTCCCGAGTCGTCCGAGCCACCGTGTGTCGAACACTTCCCGTGTCGACCTTGGGCGTACCCTCGGCAACGGCCGTCGTGAGACTTTGCATCCGCTATGCACTGCCCCCACTCGCCGTACTTGCGATCTCCGGTGATATCCTTGGCCTTCGGATGGGCGTCCGGATGGAATTCGTCTGGTGCTCCCATGAGGTTGAGTTGTTTCGTCAGAAAACGAACCGC